TTGTTCTGTATGAATAGCATTATCTTGGATGTTAGCCAACTGTACCTGTCCAGTTTGGATAGCATCGTTTCTAATTTTTTTCAGTATTTGATAATCAAATGCCATGTATTACTCCTAGTAAAAACTCGTTACTACAACACAGCCGCTTTTTCCAACAGCACCTCTATTGCCGTGGAAATAGCCGCCTGCTCCGCCTGCGCCGTATGCTGCGTATGCCCTGTGGTTGTATGCAAACTGTCCGCCTTGTGGGTGACCACCTGGACCACTACCTCCCCAAAATGATGGGCCAGCTGTTCCAGAACGTTGGTGATGACTTCCGCCTCCACCACCATATACGTTAAGGTTGCCTCCTGATCCTACGCCACCTAGTCCGCCTGAGTGTTGGTTATTTCTGTTTGCACCACGTCCACCGCTTGCACTACAATAGTTACCAAATGATGATCCGTTACCGTTGCCGCCTCTACCTGAGTAATAAGAGCCGCCACCACCGCCTCCAATGCTTACACTTACTGAACTTACACTAGTTACATTAATAATTTCCTCTGCATAACCTCCGGCACCACCTGATTCTCCGTGACCTGAGCCACCACCGCCACCACCGGTTACTTGTACTTTAATATATCTAACATTAGATGGTTTAGTCCAAGTACCATTACCAGTAAATACTTGCATTCCTTGGATACCATATGGTCTTGTTTGTAGCGCACTACCTGTGCTAAATACACCTTGATTTGTGCCTGACAAACTTGTTGAGCCTGTGCCGCCTTTTGAAACTGGCATAGTACCTGTTACCGTACCTGTTGTAACATCTACCGCTGCACTTGCAACTTTGCCTGCTGTTACAGCGCCATCAGCAAGTTCTGCTGTGTCTACTTGATTTGCACCAATATCATCAGTCTTCACCTGCTGGTCATCAATAGCAGCTGACTTCAAGTGTTTTAATGATTGATATGTAAATGCCATAGTGTTTCCTTATACTGTTTTCAATAGCCAACCGTTTGTGTCATCGTAGAACATAAGTGTTAAACTTGCACCTTCTGTATCTACAGTCATATCATCTGCTAAACGCTGGATTCTTTTACCGTTTCTATTGATAGTTAATGCATTAGTGTCAAATGCGCCGCCAATATCTGTAAAACGTATAATATCGTTTTGTGCAGGCGATGACGGTAATGTAAGTGTAACTGCTCCGCCAGCTGTATTGACCCAATAATGTCTGTTTGAAACAACGTTACCTGAACTTGAAACAACAACTGGTAGAGTATCTCTTACAGCGTGCCATCCTTGGCCATTGTAAATCTCTAGCTGATTTCTAGTTTGGTTGTAAAACTGCACACCAGCATTTGAAGTAGCAGGTCTATCAGCTTCTGCTCCAATTAGAGTTTTACCTTGACTTGGATAAACTCCTAATGATACTCTTCTTCCCATGTTACTTCCTTATGCTGTTGATGTTTCAATTCCATATGCAACCGCTGATACATCTGAATTAGACGATCTTACTACAATAAGTTTAGCCGCATCTGCAATAATACCTGTTCTTTCAAGCACACCATTTGGTAGTACCTGTGCATCATACTCTATGTATTCTGCATCTGTTGGGGTAGCTGCAGCTGCTACCGCCAATCTTACGTTTGCTGTTGAAGTGCCTCTGTTACAGATGTTTACCGACACAACTGAAAAGTTATCAGCTGGTACAGTGTAAAGTGTTGTATCTGTTGCTGCTACAAGATCTAATGCACCTAGTCTTCCTGTTGCCATAGTTTATTATCCTCTCTATCTTAAGAAGAAGTTAAAGGCTATCGGTAAGCCTGTAACGCCTTTTGTAAAGTTCATGTTCGCGTTAATATTTATCACGCTGTCATCCACTGTAGTAATTTCGTTAGTTCTAATTAAAATACTACCAGCTGTAACACTGTTCACGTTCAATGACGCACCACCGCCACCAATCTGTGCTTCAATGTAACTCTTAATTGCACGTTGAGTTGGAACAACGTTATCACTGTTTGCAGTAAAGAACGGGTCTGTACTAAATTCATTAACACTTGCTGAGTTACCACCTAGTGTAACTTCACCTAGTGACAGTTCCTGCAGACCTGCAATGTTAAATGCTTCAGCGTTCAATGTTGCAACACCAGTTGCCTGTTCAACACTAAACAAGTCACCAACTCTAAAGTTACCATCTTGGTCAGTTGCTGTAAAGAACACTCGTCCGCCGTTAGCAGCTTTGGTTTCATTTTCCTGCTTAGGATCTTGTGTTGGAAGTCCTGGATAGTTAGTTTCAGTAAAGTTACCTGTACCAATATCTAGGAAATCGTGTCCTGTCAGGCGTACCTGTGAGTAACGAATACGTATTGTTACACCTGTTTCGTCTGCTACTGCTTCATCAACTTCCATATCCGGACTAATGTTTAAGAATCCTGTGTATGTTCCGTCAATGCTACCAACAAACGATACTGTATTAACCAGTTTAAATACATCATCCGGTAAAGCATCAAACACAACGTTTGAACCATTTACAGGCTTTTTGCTTAGTCGTCTTACAGCAATGTTTGCACCTGATTGTAAGAAGTCAGCAAATCCGTTACTTGCATTCTTATCAATTTCAGCACTTGAATTTTCATAAGAACTACCTCTGTTTGTAAATGTCGGTTGTCCTAATGCTCCGTCAAATACTCTTACTTGTACTGGTGCTTCGTATGTATTGTTCGGGTCAGTAATTGTCATAGTTGGTGGGCTACTTGCATCATATCCACTACCTGGCTCTAATAATCTAACTTCAAAGATCTTTTCGTTAGCAACACCTGCTCTACCAAATGCTCTTGCTGGTCTAAATATTTCACTAGCAATAGCTGTTGATCCTGCTGTTGCGCAGAAGAATCTTGGATCAGCTTGGTTGTTACCAAACGTTACTGCGTCAATACCTGTTGCACTACTAATCTGTGCGGTTGCAGTATCCCAAACTAGTCCGTGTGTTGAATATGCATAAGTTGAACTACCTGTTCTAGTAGCAACAAAGTTGCCCTGTCCGTATGCAATGTCACTATAATCACTACCTGTTGGTAATGTTACTGCTGACCAGTTTGTACCGTCATCTAATGTATAAGCGGCACTGCCATCTACTGCAATAGCCATATGTCTGTTTTGACCATATGTGATACTAGTCCAAGTAGCTGAACTTGGCATAGTAATCTGCGTCCAAGTAATACCATCACTTGATATAGCTGCTTCTGTGCTTCCGCTCTTGACAGCCATAAACGTTTCTCTACCATGTGTAATTGCTGTATAGCCTGTTGAAGGTAAAGCATCCTCTGTACGTACCCAAGTGTTACCACCATCGGAACTATAAAGTGTATCTCTTGACCCTTCGTAGAACACTACAAACAAATTATTTCCAAATGCTACGTGTGGTGCTCCTGTGTATGGACCACCCGGAGCAGCTTCACTAGTCCAATTGACGCCATCAGTTGATCTCCACAGCTGATTTGAAACTCCACTTTCTCCTGCAAGCACTATATGACTTGGCTTAAAATCTGATGAACCGTCATCAATTAATCCACTGGCCATTTCAGTTGCACCATTTGGTGCTGTTCCTGGTAATGTTCCTGATGTCCAAGTAGTACCATCGTAGCTGTAATTAAATGTTGCACTGCTGTCTGTAGAAGCAATGTATATACCGGTTCTTGCAAAACCTTTGCTGTCAAATGCTCTAACAGCACCAGTACTTGTTACTGCTGAAATAGTAATTGTAATGTCGTTGGTGCCATCAACACCTCCAACTGAACTACCAAGAATTGTTAATACATCGCCTCTATTATATCCTAGTCCTGGTTCATTAAGTGTAACAAAATATCTCGAAAACACTCTATCAACATCAAACGTTGCTGTAGTAGATGAACCATCTGATACATCTACATCAGTATATTGCTGTGATAAGTTTGCAAAATGTATATCACTCCAGTTAGCTGTGCTTGCAAAACTTCTACCATTTGTGCTTGCACTTGTTGTGCTAAAGCTAATTGCTGGCTCAATTCTATATGTTGTAGAACTGTTTGGAGCAGCTATAGTTGTACCTGGTACGAAGTGATCCCAGCCTGCAACACCATCTGACTGTCTAGTCACTGTTGCAACTTTTGAACCTGCATCATAAGTGTCAATTATTCCATATTGTCCTACACCACTACCACCTGTTAGCACAAGTAGCATTCCTGGATATGCTGTTGAAAGATTACCGTCTGTAGCTGCAAGTGTAAGTTGTGTAGTTGTACCTGCCTGTGCAGTGTTTTGAACAACAAGATAACCTTTACCGCCTAGCTGTCCTGACGAATCGTTCTGATCTAGCATTCTAACTTGACCAACAGCACCGTCTCTAAATTCATCTACCTTAGTTTCTGCGTTTGTTCCACCGCCGAATATATTGATAGCTGCATCTGTGTATTGCTCACCAGCGTGGCTAAATTCTACGTTAAGAACTTTATCACCATCTGTTTCTGAATTACTCATTGTAGCAACATATTGGAACTTGTTATCAACTACTGCTGTTACTGGTGTTTCATCTGGATCAACACCTTCAGCTACTGAACCAAAGTCACCGTACGAGTTGTTACCGTTTGTTGCTCTAGCTCTACCACCTGATTCACACAAGTAACCAATGTGTGAGTAATATGTAAATACTGACACCATTTCAGCTCTACCGTTGTTTAACAACCATGCGCCAATACCATCACTGATAACTTGTGTAAAGTCGTTTGACACCATTGAGTCGTTACCGCCATCGTGTAGCGCACCGTCAATTTTTTGACCAACAGCTGCGTAACCGAATGTTGTACAGTTCTGTACATATGGAGAACGTGTCTTAATCCAAACTCTTTCATCCTTTGGACCCCAACCTGGATCAAGTGATGCATATGCACCTGCTGAAACTCTGCTTGTACCGTAAGCGTTTGGTGCAAGCAAGTCACCTTTTAGACCGTCCATTGTTTGTAGTCTTAGTCCAGTGTTGTTGCGTAGGTAGTAGAAATCTTCTTCCTGCGAGCCAAGTACAGCGTTAGCATAGTAACGTGCTGCAAGTCTTGTTTTGTAGCAACCTGTTAGATATACATCAATGTTGTTGGTGTATTCTCTGTCATAGTCTGCTGGGTAAATGAAGTCCCACTGTATAGCTTTTAGGTATGCTTTGATATCTCTTGTACAAGCTGCCTTGTCATAAGTGTAAGCGGCTTTGATAGTTAAGCTACTACTGTCGCCTGTGTCATCTGACACACTTACTGCTGATCCGCCTTTTGTAGTAGATAGCGTAATTGTATCTTTGTCTAGGATATTTCTTACATAATAAGTTGTGCTTGTGCTTAGGCCGCCAATTGCTGTACCTTCAAGTTCAACTTTCATCCACTGACGCATCCAACTTGAATCGACGACTGTGATAGTGTTGCCTGAGTTTGTAGTAGCAATAATATTGTCTTTGAAGTATTCTGTAACGTGTGCGTGGATTTCTTCAACGATAAAGTCTTCGTTAAGTTCAATCTGCTGTACAGCGTGATCCAAGTTTGGCTCCCACCAATGTTCGTTACCGCCTTCAGCACTGCCGCTAAAGATCATATCGTTTGTCCAATCAATTGTTGTATCAATTTGATTGTCCATTTCGCCTGCACCATCACCCTGACCTGAGTTGTCTTTACACAGTGTTCTTAGATATTCGTATGCCGCTAGTGTAGCAATCTTTTGATCGCCTACAACTTTCTTACTTGGTGCTCTCAGATAGCTGTATGCAACTACCATTGAAGCAAAGTTTGTTTCTAACATTAAGTCATAGCGTATAGCATCAATGATGTAGCCAACATCTCTTTCACACTTAGCACTGTTGTATGCTAGGTTAGGGAAGTTAGCACTAATAAATGATGTTACCTGCGACTTGATTGTGCTTACTGCGTTGTTAAGATCGTTACTTGCAACTACTCTCTGTGGAAGTGCGTTAGTAGTTGAAGGATAAACAATAGCAACACGCCTACTACCATTTGTGATAATATCAATAATGTCGTCCATTAGTCCATCAACTGTAGTAACGTCAGCGGCGCCGCCGCCTTCGCCCATTACTTGATCAACTTCATCTTGGCTTCCGTCAGTTACTGTGAAGCCTCTGATGATTGTTTGTAGTAGTGTCTTGAGTCTTTCGTATGCAGCAAGTGTTGCTGTTTTTTCACTTGAATCAATCTGTAGTGAAGTACCTTGCCAGTATGCTTCACCAGCATTTACTGACTGCCAGTTACCACCATATGTTAAGTCATATGCAAGTGCATCAATAATGTAACCAATATCTTGCTTACACTTTGTCTTGCTGTACTTTACTGTCGGATATGTGTCTGCGATCCAAGCTGTGATTTCTTCCTGTAAATATGCTTTGTTTGACAGGATTTGGTCACGTGCATAACCTGTAAGTGCTGTGCTAAACTGGTTAATACCTTGTAGTTCTTGTTCTAGTTTGTCACCAATGTGCCAGTCAATTCTACGCCTAATAACACGAGCAAGTTGCTTTGCGTTGTCTGACTGTGAGCCAACTGCATACGGCCAAACTGTGCTTTGATCTTCTGTGTTACCTGTTGTAGGAGTAATTGCTGTACCAAGTACAATGTCACCTACTAGGCTTTCCATATGTGTTAGTGCCTGGAAGCTGAACGGTGTGTCTTCTCTTGAAGTTAGTGTTGCACCGTTTGTTGTAGTTTTAGGCTGTACATTTGTTGAACGTAGTTCATCGCCCATAATACAAGTATTTGCAGGAACAATAATTGGAAGTACTTCTTTGTAACGTCCTGTTGCAACACGAATTAAATATGTTGGATCATCCTTTGGTGGAATGTCATCATCGTCTTGTGCAGTAATAGCATCTGTTACAATTTTTACAAGTGATGTTACTCTAGCATTTACGCCTGTTTCAGCTTCTAACACACTGTTCTTGTACTGTGCTACGATTGCTGTTGAGTTATCACCGTTTTCATCTTGATAGTTTGTTGTAGGATCAGCTTGCTCTAATACCTTTTCCATAACAGTTAGTGCATAGTTAATACTTGCTACTGTTTCCTCACCTTGTCCCAGTGTGTAAAATGCACCTGGCTCATTTACATACTTGAGTGCAGCTTCTCTTGATTTTACGTTTCCGCTGTGTCTTAGATCCCAAACAACTGCGTCAATAATTCTACCTACGTCACGCTCACACTTGCCTTGGTTGTAATCAAATGCACTTGTGAAAGGTGCTAGGTCATTTGCTATCTGGTAGTCTGTCCATTCGCCCGTTTCGCGCTGGATAAAGAATCTGTTGCGTTCTAGCAACAGTGCAGCATCTGCATTTCTTACACCCTTTTCTACTTGCTCGCAGGCATAACGGATAGTTCTAAATGGATTGTCTATACTTCCGCCTGCTGCTGGCCAAGGTTTATCTGTACCTTTCTCAGATACATAAAATACATCATCAGTAAATCCAAAGTATGTCCATTCCGGTGTGTCTGTAGAGCTAACACGCAGTACCTGACCTTCTTCACCAATTGGCAATCTTGTTGGACCTGAACCACCATAGAATACCATATCACCTTTGGTAGTTAAGACACTTGTCTCTGTACCAATTGTCATAATATTCCAGTATGTACCTGAAGTATCTAGGTCTGGACGAGAGTTTTGTGCGCCGCCTAGTGATGAATAGTCATCACCTTCTGACTGGTGTGCAAGGATACAAACATATGAGTTTTCACCAAAGCGTACTACGTCACCCTTTTTGTATTCTCTATCATCTAACCATTCGTTGCGCCAATTAAAGCCTGAACTAAATTCTTCCCAGTACAGTGCATTAGGCGGCTCGTTGCCGATTGTTTCGTCAATACAAATGTATGTTGTACCATTTACTTTTACAATGTCACCTGGGCGATATTCTTGTGTTGAAGAGTCATCTCCGTAATCGCCTTTCCAGTTTAAACCTTTACTGTATAATTCCCAATAATCTGTATCATCATCAGGTGTTTGATTACCGTGTGTTTGCTTTGAAATATACTGGTTACCACCGTATAGTACGATATCACCTTGTTGATATTGTCTGTTGAAATCCCATTCGTTTTCATATTGGATACCTTGTACAAAAAGATTCCAATTTGATTCATCAGCTTCAAAATTATCTGTAGAAGTATGATAGGTTGCACAGATATGCAAGTTGCCGCCAAAGCGTACAATATCATTTTTCTTGTAACGTGTGCTTGCTGTCCAGGCACCTTTAAAATCTGTTCCGTTGTCAAACTCGTCCCAGTTGGCAATACTTGATTCTAGGCCATCATCTGTATTGTCTGCTGAAGTGTGGAGTGTGTTACAAACGTAGTTAATGCCACCATACTTGACTAGGTCATTTACTCTGTAGCGTGTGCTTATAGCCCAATCACCTTTGTAGTCAAGTCCTTCTCCAAATACGTCCCACTTTGCAAGATCAGCTTCTAATCCGTCGTCGGCAGTTGCGGCAGATGTATGTACTGTGTTAGCAATATAAAGTCTTGCGCCGTATTTGACAATGTCGTTATATACATATGAAGTGCTTGTTGTCCAATCACCCTTCCAGTTCTGACCATCACTTACTAAATTCCACTTGGAAGGTGTGATGTCTAAATCTGTATAAAATGATGCTGCTGATGTGTGACCAGTAACACAAATGTATAGCCGACCACCGTATTGTATCACATCGTCTTTGTAATATACGGTGCCTGTCGCCCAGACATTTTTCCATACAAATCTAATTCTACCTAGTTTAAATTCTGCCATTTTTTTACTCCGTTACAATATTTATCCGTATTGGCATTACTCGTCTTCGTTATCAAATGCCTTCATAAGAAGTATTTGACCTACTATAGTACCCTGTACAGCAGCCTTCTCACCACTGAAGTCGGCTAGTTTATTCACATTAATTGCTTGGCCTGTTGTTGTTGTAATAATATTATCTGTTGTACCTACACTTGTTACACCAGCGATCAAGTTTGAAGTTTCTAGCTCTGATCCGCCTTCTGACAAACGTGTTGCAAGGAATGTTGCAATAGCTCGCTGTGTCGGAATAACGTTGTTACTATCTTGCGAGAAGTTTGGATCTGTTGAGAATTCATTAACAACTGCACCTGAGCCACCTAGTCTAACACCACCTAGTGCTAGTTCTGATAGACCATCTAAGTCAAAGTATTCAGCACTAATAGTAACAACACCTGTCGCCTGTTGCACTGAGAACAATTCACCAGCTCTGAAGTTACCGTCTTGGTCTGTACTTGTGTAGAAAACCCTACCACCATCTGTTTCAACAACTTCATTTTCTGGAGCTGCTGTAAAGAACGCACCGCCTGCATACACTTCAGGATAGTTTGTTTCTTCAAAATTTCCTGTACCAATGTCTAGGAAATCGTGACCACTAATTCTACACTGACTGTAGCGAGATCTAATAGTTATTTCTGTATCGTGTGCTAGATTATCACCATTCTTAAGCGAAGGTGATATCTGTATCCTTGCACGAAGTTTGCCTTCGTCATCGTCTGCGAGAGGTGTAATAATCGCCGCACTAAAGATTTTTAAATCGTCTAATATTTCTTCTGTTTCTAAATCCAAAATACCATCAAACAATAACTGCGCTCCTGGATTTGGATAGCTGTCTAATCCTTTGACTACAACCACATTAGATGCTGGAATAATATCTGCAAATCCATCACCGTCAATTGTTACTGTTGTACTGCTTGTTTTGTATCCAATACCTCTGTTAATAAAGCTCGGATTTGCAAGAACACCATTTCCAAGTCTATAGTCAAAATATACGTCAGCAGTATAATCATTGTCTGTAATAGTAAATTCGGGTGGATTTGAAGCGTTGTATGCACTACCCGGATCCCACATTGTAATTGCGTTAATCTTACCGCCTGATATCTTAGCTCGAGCGAGCACAGGAGCACCTGCATATACTTTTGTGATTAATTCACTGTCTTTTGATGTAATCATATAGTAACCATCTGTTCCGATAGGCTTACCGTATGCTACACTTGTCCATTCACCTTGGCTGTTAAGATCACGTTCTGTCCAATATATTCCGTCATTACTTGTGACTGCATAACTTGTTGGGCCCTGTGTAGGATCTGCTCCAAATGTTCTTGCGGCTGTATCACCTACAGCAAAGAACAATCCGTTTGCAAAAGTAAGTTTTGTCCAGTTAAATGCTGTACTATCATCTGGACTTACCATTGTTCTGCTGGTCCAATTCTCACCTCTATCCATACTTGTGAATACCAAATTTTGGTTAGAAGTAAGTGCAACAAACATATTTTTACCATATGCAACAGTTACAAAATCATAGATGCTGTTACCATCAGCATCACCTTCTGGTAGTGCAGTATCGTATCTTGCCCAAGTAACACCGTCTTCACTGTAAGCTACAGCTCTTTTACTACTAGATAGTGCAACAAATCTACCAGCACCGTGTGTTATACAGGTCCATTGGTCATTGGATGAGTCGTCTAGTGTGTTGGCAGGAATTTCTGCTGTTTGCCACGCTTGACCAGATGTAGTATAAATTATTGTATTATCGTTTTCAGCTATTGCAACAAATCTGTTGTCTTTAACACTGTATGCACAATCTTTCCAAACACCTGAATGCGGAAGTGTTACTTCAATCCAGTTTGATCCATCAATTGAATATGCTGCTTTATCTGAAAATGAACTTCTAAATGCAACAAATCTATTATTACCTGCACAAAGTTTATACCAGTCGCTGTAACCACCTGGCATACTACCGTTAGTAAGATTATCTCCCTCAATGTCTGTTGTAGTTGCAATGTTGCTTCCGCTCAGTGCAATCCATACACCTGTTGTTGCTGTACCGCTTATGCTGAATGTTTCAATACTATTTGCACTATCGTTTGTTACTGTTAGTACCTCAATAGTACAATCGTTAGTGCCTGCGGCGCCACCAAATAAGTTACCTGCAACAGTTAGTTTATCACCTACTGCATAACCGTAACCACCATCAATCCTTACAGCTGAGTAAGATGTACCATTACGTGTGATTGTAAATCTTGCGTTACTTGCTTCATATCCAACTGTTGTACCAGTACCATTTGGAAAACTTACGTTTTGATAAACTACAGTGTTTGCACCATACACAACATCTACATAGTCACGTTGTACTGGAAGTTCTTTGTTACCTGTGTTGAATGGTCTTTCAGGACACGTAATCCTTGGCTCAATGCTGTAACGAGTACCTGTTGTAAGTGTTTCTTCGCTTGTTGTGCCAGGTACAACATGATCCCATCCGCTTTCGCCGGTTGTTTCTTTTCTTATTGTTGCAATTTTTGTAACATCGTCAAAGGTAGAAATACGACCATACTGACCGACGCCTGGGCCACTTGTAATAATGATACGCATACCTTGATATGTAGATTCAGTATTTTCGTCACTAGCAGCAAGTTTAATTTCTGTAGTGTCACCTTCCTGCGCACTACCTACTACGTTTGTAAATCCAGCACCGCCTGCATCACCTGAGTCAGGTGGATCAATCAATCTTGCTTGGTATAATCCTCCATCTCTAAAGTCATCATGTATTACTTCTGCAAGGTTACCTGCACCAACAATATCACTTTCTGCATTTGTATAGTTTTCACCAGCGTGTGTATATTCATATGCAAGTAATTTATCTGTTACTTCGCCTGCAAAGATCTTATCAACAACAGCGTGATTACCAAACTGGTTATCAACTGCGGCTGTTTGTGGGACTTCATTTACATCACGTCCGTCAGCAATACTACCATATGATCCATATGAGTTGTTTCCGTTCGTAGCACGTATGATTCCTCCATCTTCTGCAAGATACCCTACCTGTGCATAATATGTGAATACACTCACAAGTTCAGCTCTTGCATTGTTTAAGATCCAAGCACCGATACCATCTGATATTACTTGAGTAAAGTCGTTTGATACAAAAGATTTGTTGCCACCATTGTGTAGCGCACCATCAATTTTTTGTCCTACACCAGCTGTACCCAATGTTGTTACGCCTTGGATGTATGGTGATCGTGTAAGGATCCAAGTTGTTTCATCATCAGGTCCATATCCTGGGTCTAGTGAGCAATATGAGCCACCTGTTGGACGTTGGTAAATGTCAAATACACCTGCTGGGTTTAGTGTTCCTTTACATCCAGTCAATGTTGCGTTACGCAATCCTGTTGCATCTCGTAACCAGAACATATCGTCTAAGAATCCGCCAGTAAATGCATTTTCAATTTGACGTCCGGCTAATTCTGATTTTACATTACCTGGATAATATAAGTCATATGCAAGAGCTCTTAACACTGTACGTATCTGTCTGCGTGTCCAACTGTCATCATAGAATGTATATTGTGGAAAAGCGTCTTGGATATAACGTGCTGTTTCTTCTTCTAAAAATTCTCTGTTAGCTCTTAAAATAGTTCTACCGTCAAGCCTTGCAGAATCTGTTGTGATTGCTTCACTACCTGTCACCGTAGGTTGGAAGCCACCTGTACCTGCATCATATTCGATCTTAGCAATAATTTGTGCAATCAATGTATTCACTGCACTTGCAATATCACCTGTGCTTTGTAAGTCACTGTCAATTACAGGTTCTTTTGTATTACCTGGTGAATTTACAATAGCATCATTTGTTAATAGTTTTTCGATTACAGTGCCCATATGTGTAAGGCCTTGTGTCAAAAACTGAATATCGTCTGAATCTGCTTGAGGTAATTTTTCCGCCATAGCAATTTTTGTTGAACGTAGTTCATCGCCCATAACTACTGTTAGTGCAGGAACTACACAAGGATTATCAACATAATGCTGTCCTGTATCTACTTTAATTTTTGCAGGAACATTTATACCTTTATTATCTTCTATATATTCTGCGGCAAATTTAATTGTTCTAAAAGGAAATAGTATGTTACGTCCTCGACGTGGATCATAATCATCTATACCGTTTTTGCTAACATACACGGTCCATTCTTCATCATTAAAAAAGTCTCTAAAACCTGCAAAGTCATCGTCATCTACAACAAGGACTTGACCTTCATCACCAATAGGAATATTTTCAGGACCTACTGTAGAGCCATCTCCTTTGTCGCTGTAGCGGAATCCGTATATTAACATATCGCCAGGTTGGCTTAGACCTGAAGGGCTTCCTGCTTGTACAATCAAGTCCCAAAAATCAAATCCATTTCCGTTGTCTCCAGGATAGTTTGCAATAGTAGCCACGTGTGACTCTGTGCAAACATATGTGTCACCAAAATAAATTACAACATCGTTAATAGCATAAGTGTCCGGATATCCCCAAGTGCCTCTCCAGTTTTGTGTTTCTACTACACTTTCCCAATCACTGGCTACGGTACTGTCATCTGCACCTTCGTAATCTGTTAAACTGATTGGTCCTACACCAAAACTTGCTTCGTCAATATCAACAATACACTTGTAAAGATTACCACCTCTGCGCACTAAGTCACCTGTATAATAGTATGCAGTTTGACTCCATTCGCCTCTAAAATTGTAACTCTTCTGCATAAGAGTCCATTGTGCTGTACTATCAACTAGCTCATATTCACCTGGAGGAACATCTAAATTGTTACTTGTAGCAAAGTATAAGTAACCACCATATCTTACAATATCACCTTCTTGATAATATGTTTCATTATTCCATTCGCCGCTGAATTGATAACCAGCAAATTCAATGTCAAAATTATCGTCTGCAAATGTATCGGTAGTTGTATGGGTAAGAGTACATTTGAAAATACTACCACCATATAGGACTAGATCATTTTTTCTAAATTCTACTGCGCTACGCCATACACCTGCAAAACGTATGCCATTATAGAATACTTCCCAATCAGACTCGTTGTCTTCAAGGGTAGTTTGAGAGTAGTGTGCATTCAAACACTTATAGTTAATACCACCATAGCGAACTATAGCACCTCTACCATAATCCTTATCAGTGATCCAATCTTGTACAAATCCTGCACCGTCTGCAAACACACTCCAGTCTCCTGAATTATCTGCAAATTGTGCTGCTGTATGGCCGCCTGTTGCTACATATAATGCTCCATCATGTAGAACTATATCGCCAATTTTATAAAATGTTCCTGTTGTCCATCTACCTACAAAACTTTTTGCACTTGTCATCAGTGTCCAACGAGGCTCTGGTTTAGGCGGAGTACTGCCTGGCAAAATATAATCTAAATCAGTATAAAAGTTTGCGTCTGCTGTATGTGTTACAATACAAACATAACTTTTACCACCATATCTTACAATGTCATCTCGTTTATAAGCTGTTCCGGTGACCCAATCACCTTTCCAACTATATTTAAAACGTTCAAGATTAAACTCTGCCATTTATAACTCCTAGTACCCTTCCGCTGAATGTCCAGTTGGGTACGTATAACCTTCTGAAATTCTCAAAATAAACTGTCCATCATTTGGATCAACATAATAAAGCAAACTTCTACCATCCCACTTTAATTGTGGATATCTTAAGTTTTTATACACAACATCGTGATTAGCATCAATGCCGTCCAAGAAATCAATACCTTCTTCGAAATCTGGAAAGTTATCTGTTCCTTCCCCTATATCGTTAATTACCATAGTATTTTCATCACTTGTTTGAAGCTGATCATTTCTTATCAAAAACAATTCGCCATCGTCGTTTCTGCGCAAGCCATATGCATAACGCTTAATAAAACCGTCTAAAACGTCTGTTGGACTGTTACCTACATACTGTGTCATTATGTTATCTCCACGTAACTAAGCAACACATCTACACTGTCGCTCAAACTACTTTGTACATTTAATTTATTTTCTGGTGCAAGGATAAGTTTTTCACCACCATTTACTGCTCGCAAACTAGTATTAGCAGGTAACAAAACATCTTTTAGATAATGTCCTGTAACACTTGTATCATCTTCTATTGTTACTGTCACATAAACAAAGCTAGTTGTTAAGTTAGTAAGACTCAAACCTACAATAGTAGCTCGTTGTGCAGCTGTAGTTGATAATATTTCTACAGGCACAGTGCCTACTGTTGCTACGTTCTTATTTTTAAAAGTTGTTGCCATATTCTTATCCTAATATAATCGCTAAACTAATTGCTAATTCTTCGGCATCAGCAAAGCTAATACCTCCTGATGTACCAGCAACAGATACCCAACTTGCGCCATCAAAAACTTCCACCCTTGCATCTGCTGTGTTCCAGCGTATCATACCAGTTTCTCTGTATGCTGATCCTGGCTTGTTAGTATTGTCACCTACTGGAATAACCATTCCGTATGTGCCGTCAAACTTTACATAACCATTGTTAGTGTTTCTAAATTCAGTTATACTATCTGCTACTGTATTAGTAATAGTGTTGTTGTTGAAACCAAAGTTTGCAAGTTTAACTTGTCCTGTGCCTTGTGCGTCAAGTTCTAAGTCTGTGTCTGTTGTAACAGTACTTATCACATTTCCATCTATCTCAATATCATCTACTGCAAGTTTTGGAACACTTAGTCTTGCTGTTGTAAGGTCTGCTACAGTGTTGTTTTCAATAATAAAACGTATTGTGTTATCATTATCGCCCGGATTTAGTTCAGCTGTAATTTTTGTATCACCATCTAAATCTTCAAGTCCGTGTAGCTTCTGCCAAGTAGTTCCGTTATATCCTTCATAGCTACTTGTGTCACTGTTGAAACGCAGTTGGCCACTTACTGCTGTAGGACGTTGTGCTGTTGTTCCTACAGGTATCTTTATAGCACCTGTTCCATTTACATCAACACTTCCACCTGCTGGTGAAAGTGTAATATCACCTGTAGTAGTGCTTATGTCATTACCACTAAGTGCAAAGTTTTCAAATGTAACACTACCTGTACCACTTGTTCTTAGTTCTAGATTTGCGTTGCTTTCTGTAGTTGTAATAAAGTTATCTTGGATTAGTATGCCATCAGTAGTAAATTGTTTAGCACTAACTTCCCCACTAGCACCAGATGCTGCATTAACAGTCAAGTCACCTGTAACTTCTAAGTTTTGCGAAATAACAACATCGTTGTTCGGAATGCGCACTTCCCCTGTGCCATTTGCACGTAGTTCCAAATCAGCATTACTACTGGTAGTTGTAATTACATTATCTTCGATTTTAATTTCTTCAAACTGTGCAACTTCGCCTACTGCTAAGTCTGTGCTTACAGTTACATTACCTGTAACAGTGACGTCACCTGTCTGTGATGTATTGCCTGTGACAGTTACATCGCCATTTACTGTTGTATTTGAAAGTGTAGTTGTTCCATCAACATTTAAATCATTATCAATTTGAACATTGTTAGAAGGTATGTTAATCTTACCTGTACCGTTTGCACGTAGTTCAAGGTCTGCATTACTGTTTGTTGTTTTTATTACATTTGTATCTATTTCAAAATCATCTAGATACATTCTACTTACATACAAATTACTCCAAGTATCAACACTTGTACCTAGTGAGTATGTGTTGTGTATGCTTGGTATTAGATCACTGTCAATACCTGCTACAAACTGTATGCTGTCGTTTGAGCTATCACCGAAAGTAATATTACCGCCGATAGTAACATCACCGCTAACATCTAAGTTACCATTAATATCAACGTCATCATTAAATTCGATTTCATCATTTGAGGCATCAAACACTATATTACCACTTGTGCTTGAAATAGTGTTACCGCTTAAACGTAGGTTTCCTGTATCAACTTTGTCACCTGTAATAACTGTGTTAGAACCACCTGTGCTAAATGTTAAACCGCTGTTTGTGTTGATGTTAAAGTTTGCACTTGTGAATGTAACAGTACCATCATCTTGATTGACATAGAACAAGTCACCAACACGGAAGTCACCTTTGTGATCAACTGAATTAAACCTTACTCTTGCATTGTTTAATGATACAACTTCATTTGCTTGTATAACATTGCCTGGATCGTTTTCTTCGCCTGCACCTGTACCAATATAAGCAAGGTTTTGCCCGATAGCATACATAACAACACCTGGACCATCACCATACAGTCCATAGTTACCATATACTGCTGCTGAACCAATCAAGCGTATTTCACCGCCAAAGTCTGAATAGTCAACTAATGTAAATGATTCTGATGTTGCGCCGCCACTAAATCTAATATCTTGGTTATACACAACATCATCTGTAAATGATGTAGCACCGTCGGTGCCATTAAAACGTGCCATTAGCACTGTTTGTGCAGTGACAATGTGTCTGCTTGTAGGAGCAGTAAATGTGCTTTGGTATATGCTTGCACCCTTTACAACTCTAAAGTCGTCAATGTATCCATCTGTACCATTTGATCCACCGTAATCAGCGCCAATGATAAGTGGTTTGATGTTTCCGTAGTCATTTGAGTCTGTATATGTGCTACCAACTTGTGTGCCATCTACCCAAAGTTTTGTATCAGTACCACTGCGGTCAATGGCAATGTGATGCCAGGTTGTTGCACTTAGCGCACTGTTTCCTGTAATCTGCGCTGTGCCGCCTACATCATAGTAAATGTTGCCGCTTGAAGTATAAACCCTAAGAGCTGTATCTCCTGCATCACCTGCTCTCATATCAAACAAGTTCTGTGCGCCTGCGCCTATAGCATCTAATCTTACCCAAAAATTAACACTAAAGTCGCCAGTACCCATACCAAAATCATTTGCACTTGCTAAACTTGCATAGTCGCCAGTGCCATCAAGTAGCATAGATCCTGTACCAAACTTTTTCTGTGCTGTACTTATTTGTGCATCACCGTTTGCTGTAATAGTTTTACCGCTACGTTCGTTAGCTTCTTCAAAACCTGTAACTTTCCCATCAACAAAGATCTTATCATTAACAATGCTATCGATAGTTCCTGTTGCAAGAACAGTAGTACCATCATCGTCGTAGTATGTTATTGTTTCGCCTGCACTAACACTAGGTGATCCGCTTACACGTAGTTGTGTCTTACCATCATATGCAATACCAGCATTACTATCAAAAGCATAGATACCTTTATTTGCAAAGTATGAAAAACTATTCAACCATTCGACACGAACACCGTTTGTCATTGTGATTGCATCAACACCTGGTGTAATAAATGTTGCTGAGTGGAACAGCATACTTGCTTCTTTACTTGCCGCAGTTGCATATGCACCATCAATGTATGCACCCTTACCTGCGTCTCCGCTTAGGAAGCCTCTTGGATCGCTTGCGCTTGTTGTTTTACCTTTGGTAATAACTGTAATGTTTCTAATGTACGGCGAACGACTTGTAACTTCAAAGTCTGTTGCAAAACGGAATGCATATCCGTTGTTAGGAAATACTTGATTTGTTCCTGTGCAACTAAATGTTAAATCTTTAAGGAAAACATAGTTGCCTACATAACGTCCGTGATCTGCATTAGTTGTGACTGTTAGTATTCCTGTAACATTGTCATAAACTGCATTAGTAATAGTAGCAACAGTACTATCATCTGAATCAACTGTACCACCGCTTACATATGTGTGTGCTTGAGGAGCAACACCTACATTAACTGTAAATGTTGTGCTTGTTGGTACAGTGTCAATTTGGAAATACTTCCCACCACTGTAAAAATCTTTGACTGTAATTTCTTCAACAGTGCTTTCACCGTTTAACAAGAAAGCATCATTAAACTCTGATTCTACCGTAGGTTTAATATTAACTGAACGGATGCTTTGTCCGCGTAGTGTAACACCTGCCGGAACAGTCATTGGAAATGTTTCTGTATATTCACCTGCAAATATATGAACAACATCACCTGCTGTTGCTTGGCTAAGTGCGTGTTTGATTGTAGCATAAGGTGACTGTGGATGGTTACCTTGGTTTGTGTCTAATCCATTTTCAGCAACATACAACATATTATCATGTGTTGTTGTAAGATCAACATCTCCTGAAATAACATTAGTTGCTGTTAGTGTGCTTGCTGTAACATCTACAGCATTAACTTGGCTCCAACGCTTGCTTGAACTACCTAAACTGTATGTAGCATCTGCGTCAGGAATAATATTACTTGCAACTTCGCCTTGGAAGATAACATCGTCAGTGTTAGCATCACCTAGTGTAATGTTTCCGTCTGCCGAAATATTACCAGTTGCATGTATATTACCTTGTACATCCATGCTAGAACGCACGATAACTTTGCCTGTGCCGTTTGGACGAAGTTCTAGATTACTGTTGCTTGTGTTGGTCTGTATAACGTTATCGTCAATATCAATCTCACCAACACGTAATTTATTTTGATAAACTACATTATCAAGTGTTCCTAGTGTAAGTGTGCTTGCTGTAGTGCTTAAAGTGTTGTTTTCAAACTTAATGCCTGCCATTTCAGCAGTACCGCCTGTAACAGTTAAGTTTGTAGTGCGTGATGTCCCATTGACGTCTAAGTCGTATTGCGGGCTCGATGTGTTGATACCTACACGATTATCCGTGACATTTAGGTATAATAAGTCTGTCTCAAAAGCTAAATCAATCCCATTTCGGATCAAATTAGACTTTAAGAGCGGACCTGATATGCGACCAACAGCCATCTCTTCTCCTCAATACGGGGATCCTGTCCCTCTAGCCAAATTTTCATCCCTCGGGCTCTTTGCTGGCTAACCACAGTTTGGACTGCTAAGAAATTGGTCATTCTGTAGCATTAATAGTATTTATCGTATTTGGAAAATAGTGCTTGGTTATCCTAGTGCTAGACTATATTCTAGGATAAGGTTTTCCATTTCTTCTTGACTGATTGTGGCACCGCCGCCACCTGCTGAAATTTGCCAAACATTGCCGTCCCAAGTTTCCATAAACTCAGTATCAGTGTTGTATCTAGTATCACCTACTTGATTTCCGCTACCTCGTTCAGCTGATGTTCCTGTAGGAATACGGACACCATATGTGCCGGCAAACTTTTGGTATCCTTCGTCTGTTGCGGCAATAGTAAGAGCACCACTACTTGTGTTTCTAATAAATCTTGTTCTTAGTTCTGTGTTTGGACTTGTAAGGAAATTTACCTCTCCTGCACCGTCTGGGCGTAATTCAAGATCACTATTAGATACTGTAGTTGCTATAGTATTGTTGTCAATTAAGATATCATCTGTTTGTAATCCTGGCAGTTCCACTTGTGTAGAATTTATTGTTGCAACATTTGATCCTGCAACTTCAAAATCTATATGATTGTTTAAAGGAGCTACATTTACAAAGGTTTGTTGATCGTCTGAATAAACCCCACCTAGTGTAATAACACCACCGCTATAACCTTCAAACAGATTGCGTTGCATATTAAATCTTAAATCACCAGTAGCATTACGTCTCTGTATAACATTACCTTTTGCTAGTCCTAGTGCAGCAGTGCTAGTAATATTAAAATTCTCTGTAGGCGTAAAAGATAAGTTTCCACTTGCTGTTGTTATTTCATTACCTGCTGAACCGCCATCTGTATAAAAAATATTTTCTATAAACACATCACCGGTTCCAGCAGCCCTAAATTCTAAATCACTGTTGCTTAGTGTTGTTTGTATAAAATTCGTTTCAATTTGTATATTATCTGTTGCATAACTTGGGCTACCTAAGTCACCTGTATATGTAACACTACCATTAACTTGATAAGAAGTAACAGTAATATTACCATCAATAAACACATCATTATTTGGAACAACTATCTTTCCTGTGCCTGCAGCTTGTAACTGTATGTTTTGATTAGTAACTGTTCCGTCTATTCTATTACCACGAATATCAAATTCTTTTAGTGCAACATCTCTTGGCACTGTTATATTTTCAACACTAAGATCACCTGTGATATTGAATCTATCTTGCAAGATGCTGTCACCTGTATGTGTAATGTTTCCAGTAATATCTAAATTAGGAATAGTAGTAGAACCATCTACTGTAAAATTTTGCCCTGCTTGAAAATCGTTATTTTCAATGTAGATTCTTCCAGTTCCGTTTGCAACAATATCTAAATCATTATTACTTACTGTTGTTGTAATTACATTATCAAAAATACGTATATCTGCTATATTTGCTTCACTAACAAAGATGTCTCTCCAACGTTTAGAACTACTACCTAAACTGCGTATGCCGCCGTCACCTGGTTTAAGGTCTTGTGCTAGATCGATGTTAAATTCAACAGTGTCTGTTGCTTGATTACCTATAGTAGTAAGAGTTTGTCCTATGTTTAGATTACCTGTAAGATCTAATGTGCCTTTCATAGTAACATTACTACGTATTTCATGATTGCTGACACTATCAAATATAAGATTACTTGTTGAACTTGATATCTTGTTACCACTTAGCAACAAATTTCCTGTATTAATACGTGTGCCATCTATAAATGTTGTGTCTTGACCGCTTGTAACTCTTATTTCACTGAGTGCATCAAATGCAACACTATCTGCATCAATACTAGTAGTGCCGCTATCAAAGTCTGCAAAGAAACTGTCACCAACTTGAAAGCGTCCTCTAGCATCAGTAGTCTGGAAAAAGATCCTACCATTGTTAAGTTTTTCTATTTCGTTGTCGTGATTAACAAGTGTTTTGTCATTTTCTTTTGACTTGCCTGTACCAATGTAAGCCATATTGTGCTGTATTAGATACATTAGGCAATCGTTACCGTCTGCTACAGCACCTTTGTTGCCATATACGTTTGCACTACCAATGGATCTTAGTTCAGCACCAAAGTTACGTGTGCTTCCATCGTGTGGTGAAACAAATCCTGTAGTGCCGTTTTCTGCTTTAAGTCCTATGTCTGCAAAGTAAGTGAAACTGTTAAGCCATTCTACCCTTACACCATCTTTCATACGTAAGCCGATAGCCCCTGCTGTAAGGAATGTCACACTGTGGAACAGCATACTTGCTTGTACGCTGTTTGCGTCTAGCGCACTACCATCTACAAGAGCACCACGTCCTGCGTCACCTTCGTCGAATCCCCTTGGATCACTTGCACTTGTGACACTACCTTTTGTAATAACACTTACATTTTGCACATAAGGTGAGCGTCTGCTTGTAATAGCGTTGTTTGCAAAACGGAAAGCATAGCCTGTATCAGCCACACTGTCATAGAAGAAGTCCATAACAGTAAGATTTTGTACAGTAGTTTCACCTGTCATCAAGAAAGCATCTTTGTTATTTGTAGCTTGTGTTGGTTTTACTTCTACTTCTCTAAAACCACTACCCATAACATTTGTATCTGCAGGAACCGTAAGCGGAAATTCTTCTATGTATTCACCAGCAAGGATATTAATTGTAGTCATACCTTGCGGACTTGAATCCGCTGCATCTAGCGCACGTTTAATTGTTCGAAAAGCACCTTGAGGGTGATCACCTCTGTTAGCATCATCGCCATTTGGATCTACATAAAAACTATTACCTGTTGCCAAGCCATAATCTTTGCCGTCTATAGTAATGCTAGTTGCTCTTGCACGAGTAGTATCAATATCTACAGCCTGTAGTTCGCTGTATCTTTGATAGGTACTGTCACCATCATCAGACAATCCAAAGTTATATGTACTACCTACGTCTGGAATAATATCACTTTTTACATCAGCAGCAAATGTAATGTCATCGTCTGCGTCACTACCAAGTGTAATAGTACCACCAAATGTTATATTACCTGTTGCATGTAGATTTTCATCTACATCTAGGTCATTTTGTATATCTACTTTGTAAGTATCACTTGGTATAAGTTCAATATTTGCATTGCTTACAGTAGTATAGATATTATTTTCTTCTATTTTTATTTCTTCAGTTGCAATAGCACTTGCTTCAATAATACTGCCAGAGCTGATTTCAATGTCTCCACTATTAACATTTATTTCATTGTTTTCTAGTGTAAAGTCCGCTATATTAACAACGCCTGTTGCAATTAGGCTTGTAGTATTAAAACTATTAGGAACTTGTAGATCAGAAATAGGTGTTTCGGTACCAATACCTATACGGTTATTAGTCACATCAAATTTAAGTATCGGAGAGGAACCTGTGGTGTTTGAAATCTTAAGATCAATGCCGTTGCGCTCAAGATTAGCAAATAATAATGGTCCGGATATTCTACCTACTTGTGACATTCATATATTCCTTTGACATTGTATTTATTTGTCAAAGTTATGAAGTACAGTTATAGCTTTA